CTGATCAATTGGCACGGACGTCATACCCACCATCTGCCAGCGCTCGAAATCGGACGGCGTCTCACTATGAGTAACGTCAGCATGATTGACCTGTTGCATCAGGTGATCATCGCTAACGGAGCGAATCGTTGCACGCGCAGTACCTGAGCGAGCCTGACGCGTAGCAGATGTTAATGTCGTCCTGATTGTCATTGATTTGGCCTCGGTACGCCCTCGCCTAGAGCCTTAGTATTAACCAGTTCAAGTACGGTACGCGTGCCCGTCGTGTTATCCTGACTGAACGTTGCACTCTTCAGGATCAGCGGTACGCCATCCATCACCAGCATCGGAGACTTAACCGTCACTTCCTTTCCTCTTTCCCATAGTCCGCCGCTGGGCTTTAACCAGCCCTGCACCGTACCGTACACCGTCACGTAAGCTTCCTGCAACCAATTGCTCTCCGATGTGGCACGACCTTCATGTAAGTCCTTGCCCATAAACGGCATCTCCGGGACAACGACACCGGGCACGAATTTCTGACCCATCGTCTGAAACGTCTTCGACACAAACGGAATGCTTGCTACCTTGGCACCCCACTGGTCATCATTGCCGGGACCCTGATTAGGCGACGGCACGCCGCCGGCCTGATTTGGGTCGTAAATGACTTCACGTCCCTCCAGCATGTTCTTGCCTTCAGTCAGCGTGTCGCCACCACCAAGCGAATCAGTCAAAATGCAAAAATTGCCTTGCACATCGGCAGTATGAGAGATGCCGATTTTACTTCCTTCTTTGCCAAGATGGCGCGTCAATGTGTCAATAAAATCGTGCACTGACTCGCCCGGCGTCGCTGAATAGCGTGGTATCTTGAAATTAGGCAGCGCGCCGCCCTCGATCTTGAGCGGAATCTTCAACGGCTTCAATACAGCTTCAATTATTTGCTTTGGTGTCTGATCCTTGAACTCACCCGTCTTCGAAATAACACTTGACGTTGCCAGCTGCAGGTTATTGGCGCATTGGATTTCGATATGATGACGTCGCGCATCGACGAACACCTGCCGCGTCGTCACCTTGCCAGTAAACGCCAGCTCACCTGCTAGCGTCACAGTACAGAACGTGCCCGGCATGATCTGCAATTTATCCAGATGCACGCTCAACGGAGAGGCTTCACTACAAGTAAAGCGACAGGAATAGGCCGGCATCTCGCGCAGCTGATGCTTGACCGATACGCTCTCCCAGTCGGTATAATTCCGACCGGCAACTGTCAGAACTGCAATCTCTGCCTGCTTTGGCATATTTCATTCGAACGAATACGTGTTAAAGGCCGACACACCACCGCCAGCTGCCGGCGCCTGCGGCGAGCGATGAATTTTGGTTGGAATGAACGGCTCCGCACCCTTACTCCACACGTCCTTCTTATCCTTGTCACCGGTAAATTCGATATCAACCTTGGCCGTGCCAAGGTTGCCACTTCCACCACTGGCCGTCTTTAATGCACGGTCAATCGCGGCACGCTTTGACCAGTCACCGAACCGTTCATTAAACGAGTTCATGCCCTCAGGTACGAATGGAACAGCCTTACCGCCCCCGCTCCAAACGCCGGTTCCTGCTCTCGCGTCCCGCGCTCTCTGTGCTTCAGCCCATCGGCGACCGGGCTCACCATGAGCAGAAAACCAAGCACCCTCAACTTTGTGCATGCCCCAGTATTTTTGATTTGACATGTACTTGTCAAAATTTGGATCGCCCCTCATACCCTGATCGGTGGCGTAGTCAGTGATGTTTGATCCGGCATAGACCTTTTCGAGTGCGGCCTCGCCCTCCGCTGCTGTTTTTGCAGAAATATTTCCGCTGATGATACCATGCTTGATCGGACCGTATTGATCGGAAAAAAGCGCTTGCCTGATGGTCTGCTTGCGCATCGCAGCCATGTTCATCAACTGCTCCATATTTGACTGGATGCCGCCTTCGTGCTGCATCGCGTCAATAGCAAACCGTTTCAGTTTTGGATCAGCATCCAACTCCTTCTTAAATGCTGCTCGTTGCTCGGCAAGGCTTCCACTTGGCGCACTGTCGCCAAGATCGGCGGACGTTTCTGCTGGTCCGCCGCCACCCTTGCTCTGCGGAAATGATTGACCCGTACCCGGACCGCTACGGCCCATTGGAGAAGCGCCAACAGCGGGGCCTGTGCCGCTTGGCATTCCAGAACCGGGAAACCCACCGCCGCCCGCTCTGCCACCGACACCACCAGCACCACCACCGCCGCCCGCTCCGCCCTTCTGGTCCCACTTCTGGAAAATGTCGCGCATATCACGAATTGACTTATTCGACTCCTTGTCAGTTTCTTCCTTCTGTTCGAGTAGCGTGCCGCCGCCTTCAACTTCTGCCGCGCCGGCTTCCATGCTCATCTGCTTTTTCAACCAGTCCCACAGGTCAATCATTCCCTTGACCGGACCGATACCGGCACCGCTCTTAGTTGTCGTCCCTTCTACACCCTTTGGCGGTTCTGCAATCTTTTCGCGCGCAGTACCGACAATCTCTCCGACAGACGCACCCTTACCGGTCCACTTGGTCAGAAACTCATCGACCGAACTGAATGCCTTGACAACCCAGCCGAACTCTTCCGCAGTCGTTGATAGTGTTGACATTACGTACGTATCGAAGAAACTTTTGAACCCCTGCGCAAACTCGCGCGCCTTCTTGTTCAGGCCCTCGATCCCTTCCGGTCCAATCATCCGGTTGATGCCCTCGATCATTGTGTACGACATGTGCGTCCACATGCCGGTCGAAATCGTGTCAAGATTGGTCATCGTCTTGTGATACTCAGCCGCCTTCTTGTCATTGAACTCCCACGGCTTGATCAGCCCCTCCATGCCCATCTTGCCGGCTTCCCACGCAGCACGCGACTGACCGGTGACTGTTGGTAACCATGACTTGAACCGCTCACCGCCGTTATTGAACGCTTCCTGCAGAACATTGTTGGCTTCCTGCTGCTTGCCAGCGTTCATTAAGTGACGTACTTGCTCGGCCAACGCCGGACTGCTCTTTGCTAGCTCTCGATAAAAGCCTGAAGTCTCCTGCAGCGCCAGCACTTCCTGCAGTTTCGATCCAATGCTAGCAATGCCAGACGACGCCTCGCCGGCATCGACGCCGGCAGCAGCCAGTTGCACACGCAAGTTCTTGACATTCTCGACGGTGAAACCAGTATTAGTCGCAAAATTGCGTATGCGTAGCTCGCCGACCGCGAACTGGTCGAGTGCTTTCGATACGCCAGCAAAGCCAAGTGCCAGACCACCGGCACCCAGTAACGTCTTGGTCAGACCGGCTGCCGCCGAATCCATCGCCTTAAGCGGACCGGCAGTATAGCGCTCCACGATCTGACCAAAACGATTCGTCTCGTTAGCAAGGTTACCCATGCCCTTGCCACCGACCTCGTTGAGGGCAGTGATCTTGGCCTTCAGGTTATCGACTTCCTTGCCGAACTGACCGAAAAAAGCCAGCATCGCATCGGCATCGAAATTATCAGGCATCAGTTATACACCAGCTGATTTGATCGACTAAGGTTTAACGTCTTAAACGCACCATCCGCCTCCGCGTTAGTCTTAACTCCCGGTGGTGCGTTCTTTATCGTAACATTGACACTAGCAGAAGGACTATCCCAAGGACTCTTACCATTGCCCTTGTCTATCTTGTCTCGTTGCTCACCTCTCTGCGCCCGCAGCGCAGCCACTGCCTCATCACCAGCATAGCGCACGTCCATATCATTGAGACTACGTCGTTTCGCGCCGTACTGATCAGCAAACACCGCTGTGTTGGTCTTACTGTCGTACGTGCCCGTCACCGGGGTCATGACGTGGCCACCAGTCTCGCCCGGCCGCAGTATTTGTCCCTGCTTGCCCTGATAGCGACCGTGCCAGTAGGTAGCAACCATGCTGCCGAACGGACGATCTGCGCTGTTAATCTCTTCACCAGTCGACGACACGCCCCACTTGTGCCATGTCGTGGCGATTGCTGAACCAGTTGGTGGTTTAAACCCGGCCGATTTCACGTACCCCGCAGCAACTCTACCGCAGGCCGGCCCGCTCATCCGATAGCCCCTTTGCGTGAACAATCGCTGCAGCCCTGCCGTATCGCCAGCACGCCCAAGTCGCTCGGCCTCGCGCATCGTCTCGGCATCGATCTTCTTACCGCCCTCGTCATTTAATCCTACCGGCCCGCCAGTTGCAGCCGTACTACCCGTATTGCCATCACCACCAGTACCGCTAAATCTCTCAGCAAATGTTGCAGCGCCGCCTGCGCCACCTTCTGCACCGCCGGCACCAACTCCTTCCACTTCGTCATCCCATCTCTGAATAATATCACGCATGTCGCGCAACATCCGGTCGGAGTCTTTATCAGTGTCTACCTCCTGCCTTAACAGCTCTCCCTTTCCTTCATCTTCCGCCGCTGCAGCCGGACTGACAATGTAACTACCAAGCCATTCGAATATATTGAAATCCTTCTTCTGCTCGTCCTCGTTCTGGCGCCGAATGAACTCCTCAGGACGCAGTCTACCGCCTTGCTCCCAGTCGCGCGTCTTGCCGTGCTCTTCAAACCAAGCAATAATGGCCTTGGCTTCTGCAAACGTCGTCCTCAGTGTCGGCATCACGCTGTCGTCGAAGAACTTCTTAAAATTATCAGCAAACGCCTTTGCCTTTTTGTTCAAGTCCTCCAGACCGTCACTGCCGGTCAACTTGACCAGACCCTCCAACACCGTATAGGTCATCGAAGTCCACACACCAGTAAAGATCGTCTCGAGATTGACCATCGTCCGGTGATACTGGCGCGCCGCTTCCTCGTTGAACTCCCACGCCGGGATCAGCCCCTGCATGCCGGTACGTTGTGCTTCCCATGCCGCCTTCGACTGACCCGAAATCCCCGACAGGTAGATTTTGAACCGCTCGCCACCGTTATTAAACTTCTCCTGCAGATAGTTGAGCGCTTCCTGCTGCTTGCCGGCATTGACCAGATGGCGCACGTATTCCGCCATCTGCGGCTCGCTCGCCTGCAGTGCCCGATAGAACGGCGACGTTTCTTGCAGCGCCAGCACTTCCTGCAGCTTGGCACCAACGCTACCGATACCCTGAGCCGCTTCGTCAGCACTAAGGCCAGCAGCAGACAGCTGTACGCGTAAGTTCCTGATAGCGCCAGTAGTAAAGCCGGTGTTGGTCGCAAAATTACGCAGTCGCAGTTCACCGACCGCAAAATTATCGAGCGTCTTGGCCGCTCCTACAAGAGTGAGAGCAAGACCGCCGGCGCCGCCCACGATGCGGGTCAAATTAGTGACCGCGCCTTCCATGCCGCGCAACGTGCTGCGTGTATGTCGCTGGATGGTCTGACCGAAACGCTCAGTTTCGTCAGTCATCTTCTTCATTGCGCGGCTAGCCTCATTGAGGCTAACGATCTTTGTCTTTAATTCATCAACCCCTTTGCCCATCTGGCCGAAAAAGGCCAGCATTGCATCGGAGTCAAAATCCATGTCAGGCATCGTCGTCCACCGGCCTTAGCACCTGCTCCAGCCTAGCCGTCCACTTGACGTGACGCGTTATTTCAGAGAACGGCATGTCGAGGAACTCACGCGGATTGCGTCCATAATACTTGGCCAGCCGGTAGCAATCAAGGACAAAGTCGTCTGCTAAATCTCTGGAATAAAAAAACGGTGTGCCAGAGCAAGGGCAGCCATACCCCAGTCCTTGGTATGCATAGATTTGATCGTAGAAGGTGGGACCCCCGCAAGCCGGCTCATCATGGCGAACATTGCTTTGGTTTCGTACGTCATTTTCGGCATCTCGCCTGTCATGAAATCGATCATGACAGGCGTGCCGCAGATTTCAATGTCGCCAGCAGTCGGCTCTCGAAAGCGTAGCTCTTTGACCATGTCGCCGTGCGCGTTGACTTCCTTGCGCAACGTTATCACCAGATCGGTGGAGACTTCCGCTCCATTGACCTTCTTCGGCTCGTCAACAGTTTTGGCTTCTGTTTCGTCAGCCATGGTTTACCCTCCGTTATTGTATCTCGTCACAGCTGATGCCTTCCCATTTGACACGCACCAGACCGTCGCGGGCATTAATCGCAAGGGCTGATACGCACCAGCCCTCACGCAGCACGTAGGTCGAGTTGTTCGCCAGCTCGGCCGTCACCGTTACATTGACCTGCGCCTCGAAGTCCTCGATGGACAGGCCCGGCACTGTCGAAACGTCGCCCTCAATAGAGGGCACGCGCGGCAGCTCGCTGTAACCGTGAATGTAGTCCTGTCCGGCGAGGCCCGCCCGTTCGATCACGGACGGCGTGATCGTAAAGTTGCCGCGCAACGGGTACTGATTGCCGTCCACCTTGAGGTAGGCAATCCCAGCTATCCTCTGTGCCATTGTGTCATCCTTTCAGAATTGCCAAACTCTAGGCGGCTACAACTGTATCGAGCCCACGGTCGTACTGCAGACGGAACTGAGCCAACACAGCAAACACACGCAACTGGTTAACTAGGTCCGGCGGGTACAACACATTGACACGGTTTGGATCGTTCGGGTCACGCTCGACGATCAGGTTGGCCTTGAATGCCTTACCATTCTCGACCAGCCCGTTGAACTCGTCAATTCTGTACTGCGCAACGAGTTCGGCCTTGATGATTTTCGGCGTGACGATAGCCTGCCCGGCGCCGAAACGCGTGCCGTCATCAGCCAGCTTGTGACGCGGGTACTTGGACGTGATCGCCTGTCGCTGATTACGCAACAACTTAGCGAGCGTTGCCAGCGTCGTGACCAACTCGTACGCGTCGTCGGAATTTCCGTACAGATTGCGAGTGTAAGTAGTATTCTCGCGCATTACCATCGGCACGTCCACCGGCGTACGTTGTGTAGCAAGTCCGGCATACGATAGCGCATTCAGCTCCGACAGCAGGAACCTGAAATGCGACTGCGCCGGCAGACAGCTGGATAGTGACAAGGTCTGCAACGGACGTGCCGGATCGTTGATCAATGCACGTGCCGCCTTGGCTGTGTAGGCTGACGCCCATTCATAAGTCGGCGTCGGACTGCCCGGCTCAATTGCCATCACTGACATTTGTGCACTATTGCGCGTCTCACCGAACAGCAACAGGTTTGTATAGGTATCCCGCTTGGAGCTGAACAGATGGCCATAGTGCTGCCTGATAAAACCCCAGCGCCCAGTGTCGGAGAAGCCAAACTCCGTCTCCCATGCCAGCATTGACGTTGAGTCCGTAAACGGCATAGCGACGTAGTCGATTTCCGCCTCGCCGAGATTGCTGATTGCCTGCGTAAACAGCGGATCACCGGTGCCGCCAGTTGGCTGCACATAGGTCACCGTCACGCCGGCCGGTATCTGCTCGCCACCGACCGTGCCATAGTAGCTGTCCGTTATCCTGATTTCGTTGCCCATGACGCCCTTGTTCTTGGACGTTACAGTAACGATACCTGCTGCTGCTGTTGCTGTCACCGGCAGGTCTTTGTTAGCATTGATGGCCGCCTCGATTGACGAGCCAACAATATCAATCGTATCCGTAGCTCCGACATAGACCGGAACATTACGCCCAGCGATGTAGAGGTCGAGCGTACCAGCTGCTGTCGGCGCCGTGTTAACCGTAATTGTACCAGTCGCAGCTGCACCAGTCGGCTCCGCCACCGGCAGACCCCACACTTCATTCGCCCAGTTGTTGGCATAGAATGCCCTGAACATGCACGCCAACATCGAGCCCTGACCAAACAGATTATCAGCCTGCGCCTGTGACGCCACCGCAATCGGCACGTCCGGCACCGCCACGCCTGTCGCACTCATGATGCCGACCAGCAAGGAGCGGCCCGGCGTCGTGCCAAGTCCCGCCTTGCTGGGGTCCAACTCCACCCAATACAGCGGCATGCGCCAATTGGCTGGTATTTGATTAAAAGAGATGGGCATGCTGCCCTCCTTTGGGGTTTACAATTTACTTCTTGCTACGTCCGCCGCCAGTGACTACGACTGCATCCGCGTGGCGTTCTTCTTCGCTAGTTTCTTTGTCAACTGTTGCTCGTTGTTGTGGCGGTGCTTCCTCTTTCGTTATGTCACCATCCTTAAGGCGACGGTTGGTGAACGCATCGTCCGGCCAGTCTGCCGCGCCTTGCGCACGAAAATGCCCCGCTGCCGGATGATACAACACCCGCCGTACGTCATCGTTCTTTGGATTTACTTTCATTGACCTTCTCCTTCTCAACTGGCAAGTCCCACTCAGCAGTGACTTGCTGAACTTCATTTGGATCAGAACCAGCAGGATAGCGCGTCTCAAAATGTATCTTGGCCAACACGTCCGGCACGATTGGCGGAAAGTCAATCACGCCCAGATCGCACATCAGAGTAAAGCGGCTCTCTGCCACCGGGATTGAGTTATCAGCGCCGGCCGTCCCAAACTGATGCGTACGATTGCCGCGCGTGTACGCCTGTATCTTGGCTGCTGGATTAAGATACAATGATGGATCGGTAAACAGCCGGTCCATTATCAGCATCCACGCCTGATCAAGCGTCAACTCAGCCGCCGCGCCATCATTATTTTGTATTACGACCGAAAAACCATACAATGCCGATGAATGGAAGCGTGGCTCGCCGTGATTAGGGTCACCCTCAGGCAGCAAGTCCTCGCTGATAAAATAAACGCCGAGAAACGGGATCAGCTCGGGCTGTATCTGCTCCGCCTTGTTCGTGCCGAACTTAAACGTTGAGAAGAACGGCATTGTCTTCAGCCGCGCCAGCATCTCGTCACGTACGATCATCGCATAGCTGGTAGCTGCTGTCATGGTTTGCTTACCACGATTGATCGCAGTGTCAGCGTTGTCTCGCCGCCGCCGTTCGGATCGCCGTCCATCACTTCAAACTGACCTTCGGCCGGCAGGCCATTAGCAGCTGGAACGTCGATCAGGTCACCCTGCAACGGCAGCACCGTAAACTCAGCATCGCGAATATCAAGGATGACCCGCGCATCCGAAATGATCGAACCGTCCATTGCCGCAATATCCAGCGCCTCGACGTCAAAAATACCGCGCGTCACATACGCTGGCGCACCCGGCTGGCTATTAACCGGCGTAATCGTCACCGGCCGGCCAAACGTGTCCTGCGTATGCGCATAAACCTCGTTGGAAAAATTAACCGGCACTCGTCATCCCTTCCTGAACGCTGACCTTGCCGCCTTCCGCCCACGTAATCTCGCCGCCCTGCGCAACTTACGTCGCCGCTTCGTCCGCCGACCGACGCTCTTGCCCTTGTACATCAGGTTCGCGTCGATGTAGGTCAGGCGACCCGGCACCCACTTGCCCATGACGTCGCGCGGCTGCGACCGCCAGTCGTGCTTCCACTTATTATCAAGCCAGTCGTCACGTGACGTCGCCCAATTGCTACGTGACCACGCACTGCGCGCCCGCCACTTGCCCTTGCGTCCTTTACCTGTCCAGTCTTGCTGGATCGGCCGCAGCAGGTTCGACACCGGACCCGGCATCAGCTCCTTGCGACCTTGTTGCTGCAGGCGCTTGAATACGTCGAAGATGTTCTGCCCGTCGAAATTCTCAAGCAACCCGCTGCCACCGAACTGTTCGAGTATCGCCCCGGCGCCGAACTCTTCCAACTTCTTGATCATCGCCTTCTCGAGACCGCCGCCACCGACCATCGATGCGACCAGCTTGGCGACCTGACCGACTGCGGCGCCGGCAACGGCCATATCTAGGCTGTCAGCCTCGTATATCGTTGCAGCAGACTTTGCGCGGCTTTCTGCGCCGCCGTTCCGCCGGCCGCGCCACCACCTCCGCCACCGCCACCGCCAGCAGCTGCTGCTGCCTTCATTTGCGTAGCCGGATCAAAATAGATAATGCGGCTCTCCTTGTGCGAAATTGATCGCACCGATGCGTCACCTCGTTGAGTAGTATAATACGCCTCACGTGTCAGCAAGATCACTGCCTGTCGCAACGCTGGCGGCACTTCTTGCGGCACCTCGTATCCACCTGAATACGTTACTACAATATCTTCCGCCCACGTACCGCCGGGCAGCGTCAGCTTGCCGGTTTCCGGATCGATATCGTAATCGATCGGATCAAGCGCATCTTCGTCAATCTCAATTGACACAATATCAGCTGGCTTGACCGGATAACGCGACAGGTACAGCCGCGAAATCGGATTGACAATCTCACGGAACGTCTCGATCACGCTTTCCTTGGCGAAGACGCGACTGCACAACACGCCAACTTCGTCCGATGCACGCAGGATCATGAACTTGAGCGATTCGTCCTCCGCCGTTGATGTTGCGTCCAGCTTGAGCGAGACTTTCGCCTCGTACAATGTGATCAGTGAAATGTCGGGCGCCGGCTTGGTGACGATAATGCTCGAGTGCATCAATTTCTCCTTTCATCATGAAACTGCGCAAACAGCTCACGCAAACCAAGCACCGGACCGCGTTCACCGTCGCTCATGATCGGTGTCACCTCGTAACTCTCGTGGTTAATTTCCCACGTGATGATTTCCACCGTTTCACCCTTATCGCCCTTCAATCCACGTTCGCCCGGTCCACCACGTTCGCCCGGCCGACCGGTCTTACCGATGCCGGGACCGGCCTTCCAGTCAGGACCGGGACAGACGCCCGGATTGTCGCAGCGCGCAACGAACCACTTGCTATCAAGCGTCACCACGTCGAGCGCTTTGTACTTAATGTCAGCAACGTACGTGTCGCGGATGTTCAGCGAACCGCCATCCTTACCGTCGCGGCCAGCACGCGCAAGACAAATCCAGTCAACACCGGCATCCGTGCCGGGTTCGCCGGCGGTGTCTCGCTCAGCCTGATACAAACCACCCTTATGAGTGCAAACATCGGCTTCGTAATGGACGCCTGCAGTCCACGCCTTTGCCTTAGGTAATTTACCCGGCGCCCCGTCTTTGCCATTAATGCCATCCATGCCTTTTTCACCAGCAGGACCGGCAGGACCAATATCGCCGCGCAGACCATCAGCACCAATAACACCGTCCTTACCAGCAAGTCCATCAACACCATCACGCCCAGCAGGACCAACAGGACCGATAGCTCCATCCATCCCATCCTTGCCGGCTGCTCCATCCTGTCCATTTAAGCCATCCTTGCCATCCATGCCGGGCAGACCCGGCAATCCAGCTGGACCTTCCGGACCGCGTTCACCCGGTGCACCATCCTTGCCATCTAACCCCGGCGCGCCGTCCATGCCGTCCGCACCTGCCGGACCCATCTCACCACGTTCGCCCGTATCGCCTCGCAACCCTTGCACACCTTGCGGACCGGCTGGACCGAGTTCGCCGGCGGGACCTTGCGGACCGGCTGGGCCGAGTTCACCCGGTAAGCCTTGTTTGCCCTCGACACCATCTATACCATCCTTGCCATCGATGCCATCTTCTCCATCGATACCGTCAATGCCATCCCTTAGAGAAGCAACTTTTTCCTTGATGAACTTATCCCACCCAAGGATGTTCGTACCGACTACAGACTCCAATTGTTTCTGCAATCGCTCAATCTGCAGCTCGCGCTCGGCAAACTGGCGTTGAATATCAGCCGCCAGTGCTGCAAAGCGATAAGCAGTCTCGCGCTCAATCCGACCAGCGACTGCACCAAGTTCTTCTGCCAGCAAGTCAAACGGAGAGGTTGCGGGCATGCGACGTTCTGAATGAGCTGACAATGTTGATTCGTTCGGCATCAGTAATGCCCTTGGGTTCATCAGCTGGCGGAGTAGCCGGCGTCGTATCGGCCGGTGGCTTAGGTCCCGCTGCTGGTGGTGCCGGCGGTGGCGCTCCCGGTGCTGGAGCTGCTGGAATCTTTCCCGCTGCACTCAATGGAACGACCTGCTGCTGTACGCGCGGCTCGTCACCGAACTTAACTTGTTCCAAATCGAATGCAGCACGCGCCTCATTCGGTGCATGAATGCCTCCCTGCACCGACTTCGCAAACGCCTCAATGCGATCCTTGAACGCTGATCGCAACAACACGCTGGTATCATACTCAAGGTATTCATCCGGCACGCCATCAAGCTTAAAAAACGTGCCGATTGCTTCCTCCAGATGATTAAGACAGAAGCCCAGACCGGTTGAAATCCACATCTGCATCAACGCCTCGGTCGAACCGACCGGACCGGGTATCAAACCAAACATCTGCAATGGAATACGATAGGCCAGCGCAATGCGCGCATCCGAAATCTTCATCACCTCGGCCAGTTGCGCGTCCGCCGAACTGATCGAAACCGGGTAAGGCTTGAGGCCGGACGACAGGATCGGCGTGCCACCGACCCCGACCCCGCGTGACTGCTCGTCCCACTTCTGGCGCAGCACGTCGGTCTGCTCCTTGTCAAGCCGCAAATCAGTTGACAAGATGAAGCTTGGCCGCGCCTGATTGAGATAAAACGCGATCTGCTGACCATTGATAGCGTCAGTCAGTCCCATGTCGCGCATCAATGCTATGAGCGGCGACACGCCGCGCAGCCCGTACGGCTCTTGGTTCATCTTGATGTGCAACACATCACGCGCCGGAACGAGGTCCAGATCAGGAATGAGGCGATCAATCACCGGATTGCCACCCAGCGCATAGAAAATATCGCCGTTCTCCGCCACGTACGGCCAGCACTGCTGTGGGTTCATCAGATGCAGCGATTCAACTTCGTAGCGATTGTTACGCAACGCCAGTGCGTAGGTGTTGCCGTCCGCGTAGAGACTGCGCACGGCATTGAGCATGAAATCGGAACTGGTCTGATACCAATTGGGCGTACGTATCCAACGCGACAGATCGGAAGTCATGATCCGTTCACGTCCACCCTTATCGTCCGACAACCAGTGATCGCCGGGACACATCGCAGAGGTCTGACTGTATGAATTGATACAAGCCTCGACCATGGCAGACGGTGACATGCGTTGCACATCAAATCCGTTCTGCCAAAAATTAATAGAGCTGCCAGCAGGCAAAGTACCGCCGCTGACCGGCAACAGATAAGGCCCGCCGTGCCACTGGCCCTCGGCCGCCCTCACTATCGACCGGCCGACACGTGCTACTACATCGCGCAACGCCATGATGTTTCCTGTATAAAAACGTGATCGAACAGAAACAATGACAAAGTAGGCAAGGCAACCATGTCGTCGTTTACTGCTCGATCACGTCTCCCCCGTCCATCGACTGTTGAGGTGGGTGGAAGGGTTGGGACACCCTTGTAAGTTTTCACCAGTCAACGGGCAGGAACTGTCTAGCTAGCCGGCCTCGCCTGTCTGGTTTGATAGTTCGCTCCACCAGCAGGCTTTGCATCCTTGGACTTCGCCATCTGGTCAGACGGTGACGGTTGCTCGTCACTACCGTCCGGCTCCTTATCAACCACGTGCACGCCCATTGCAGCAAGGTCGTTCTCTTCCTGCGTTGGTGTCGGTTTCGAACCTTCGACACCC